AAATTAAAAAGTTTAGTTTTTGACGATCCAATTAAGAGAAGCAAAGGATTGGATGTTTATGAAGAACCAAAAGATGATAGAGATTATCTAATCACAGTTGATGTTGCTAGAGGAGTTGGGAATGATTACTCCGCGTTTGTTGTATTCGATATCACGTCTTTTCCACATCAAATTGTAGGAAAATATAGGAACAATGAAATTAAACCCATGCTTTTCCCAAGCATCATTGTAGATGTTGGCAAAGCATATAATGATGCATTTATCTTATGTGAGGTAAATGATGTTGGCGATCAGGTAGCAGCAATCATTCAGTATGACTTGGAGTATCAGAACCTTCTCATGTGTTCTATGAGAGGTAGAGCAGGACAAATTGTTGGTCAAGGATTCTCTGGAAAGAAGACTCAACTTGGATTAAAAATGTCTAAGACAGTCAAAAAGGTTGGGTGTCTTAACTTAAAAACAATGATTGAAGAAGATAAACTCATCTTCAATGACTATGAAATTATTAGTGAATTGACCACTTTCATTCAAAAGCACAATTCATTTGAGGCAGAAGAAGGATGTAATGATGACTTAGCAATGTGTCTTGTAATTTATGCTTGGTTAGTTGCACAAGATTACTTTAAAGAACTTACAGAGCAAGATGTCAGAAAAAGATTATACGAAGAACAAAAAAATCAAATTGAGCAAGATATGGCTCCTTTTGGGTTTATATTGGATGGCACAGAAGCATTAACTACAGAGGTTGATGCTGATGGAGATATTTGGCATGTAGATGAATATGGGGATATGGCATATATGTGGGAATACAAATAATGGACATTGACGATCAGTTTGAATTAGAACATCTATTTCTTACTGAGCGAAAATGTAGAGTCTGTGGAGAGCGCAAAGATTTGATAGATGGATTTTATTTAACTAGAAAAAACAAAGGTGCATTGCCTTCTTCTTATTCTTATGAATGTAAGTCTTGCACAATAAAAAGGATACTAAATTTAAGGAAATCAACCACACCTAAACCTAAATGTGAGTGGGAATATCCAGATTGGTAGTGTTCACACACAGTTTCCCCAATTTAAAAGTAGCAAATTATAAATAGATTTAGAGCAAAATGAAACACTAGAGGAGTTAAAATGGCTTTAAGCTTAGCATCTCCAGGCATTAGAGTAAGGGAGGTAGATTTAACTAGGGGAGGTATTCAGAATACCACTAGTTTATCTGCAGGTATTGCCGCTCCTTTTGCTAAAGGTCCAGTAAACCAAATAGTCACCATCAGAAATGAGGATGAACTAAAGAGAGTATTTGGTTCCCCATATACTAATGATAATCACTATGAGTATTGGTATTCAGCATCCAACTTCCTATCATATGGTGGAAGTCTAAAGGTAGTTAGATGCAGTGGAGACGATTTAAAAAATGCTAATGCTGGAGTTGCAGCAACAACAGCATCATTAAAAATTGAAAATTATGATGACTACAAGGCAAGTTATGAAAATTCAACTTCCTTCTTTTGGTCAGCAAAGAACCCAGGTTATTGGGCAGAAGATTTAAGAGTCTGTGTAATTGACCATCTTGCAGATCAGACTGTATCAGGTATTGCAACAGGAACTCTTTCATTTAACACTACAGTTTCTTCAGCAGCAACAGTAGGTGTTACTACAACTAGAATTGTTGGTGTTACAACCACTTCAGTTGCCCTTGGTCAATTTATTCAACCAATTGCTGGAATCATTGGTTCAGGAACAACAGTAACTGGCATTGGATCAGCTTTTGTTGATATTGGAACTACAACTTTAAATGGAACTGAAGTTACAACTACACTTAACTTTGGATCCTACTCACTTGGTGGTGGAGCAATTCAAGTTGGTTATGGAGTAACCCAAGCACTTGCAGCAGGAACAATTGCTGGAGTTGGTACTACTTCAGTTTCCGAAGGTTACATCAAGGGCATTGTTACTGGTGTTGGATCATCTGAGATTCAAGTTAAGGTTGTATCAAAGATTGTAGGTGGAGTAGAAACTACACAAGGATATACTGAAAATGGAATTTATGCATTTAGAGCAAATGCTTCCATTGATGTTTTAACAAGTGCAGGACTCTCAACAGCAACTGTAACTCCTCCAACTGTAGAAGATTGGTACAATACTCAGAATGTTCTGGATATTGCAAGAGGAGACTCTGTAACTATTCCTTGGAGATCAATTGCACCAAAACCAACTTCAAGTGCTTATGTAACTGAAAAAGGTGGTGGTGGAGATTCTATCCATGTTGTAGTTGTTGACAGCAAAAAAGCAAACAACATCTCAGGAACTACACAATCAATCCTCGAAAAGTTTGTAAATCTTTCCAAAGCAGTAGATGCAGTTGTTTCCCCAACAAATAAAATCTACTACAAAGATTATCTTGCACTAAACTCTGCTTATGTTTATGCAGGTAAGTCTTTAGGAGATGCTACAAATGCTACTTGGGGAGTAGACCCAGTTGCAGTTAAATTTACTTCAGGATTTAATCCACAAGCAGAAACCTCAGGATACTGGGGATTAGAAGCAGAAGGTAGAACCTTCAATGCAATTGGAAATAAATCATTCGATCTTACAGGTGGTAAAGATTACAATGGTGGAATTGCTGGATTTAGAGTTTCACTTTCAAACATTGTTACAGCATACAATAAGTTTGCAAATGATGCTGAAGTAGATGTTAATTACCTCCTACAAGGTGGTGCTTCCTTAGGTAAGGAAATTGAGCAAGCAAAAGCAAATGCAATTATTGCAATTGCAGAAGCAAGAAAGGACTGCATGGCATTCATTTCACCAAGCAGAGAGTCAGTTGTAAATGTTACTTCACAATCTGAGCAACTAACTAATGTTCTGTCATTCTTCACTCCTCTAACTTCTTCATCATATGGTGTGTTTGATAGTGGATATCAATACATCTATGACAGATTTAATCAGCAATTTGTTTATATCCCATGTTCTGCTGATGTTGCTGGACTTTGTGTTAGAACTGATATCAACCAGTTCCCATGGTTCTCTCCTGCTGGAAAGAACAGAGGTTCTCTAAACTTCCCAATCAAACTGGCATACAATCCAGGTCAGGGAGACAGAGATCAACTTTATTCTCAGAGAATTAACCCAATCATTTCTTCACCAGGAGCTGGCATTATTCTCTTTGGAGACAAGACTGCTCTCAATTACCAGTCTGCATTTGATAGAATCAATGTTAGAAAACTCTTCATTACAATTGAAAGAGCAATTAAGCAAGCAGCTGATTCACAACTATTTGAGTTCAATGATTCTGCAACAAGAGCAAACTTTGTCAACATTGTTGAACCATATCTAAGAGATGTTCAAGTTAAGAGAGGTATCACAGATTTCCTCTTGATCTGTGATGAAAGCAACAACACTCCAGATGTTGTTGATAGAAATGAATTCATTGCTGACATCTATGTAAAACCAGCAAGGTCTATCAACTTTATTGGTCTGACATTTGTTGCTACTAGAACTGGCGTCTCCTTTGAGACCGTTGTAGGAACAGTTTAATCTAAATAGGAGTAAAAAGCCATGCCTACTTTTAGCGAAAGAACTATTGATAAGTTTAAGAATAGACTTAATCAAGGTGGTGCTCGCAGCAATCTTTTTGAAGTCAGTTTTGGTACACAACTGGGTGACTTTTCTTTCCCTTGGGGAGATGCTGTAACCTCTGATGACAACATGCTCATCAAAGCTGCAGGACTCCCTGCTTCCACCATCACTGAAATTCCAGTTCCTTTTAGAGGAAGAACTCTAAAGGTTGCAGGAGATAGAACCTTTGATGTTTGGACAATTACAGTTCTCAATGATGGGGACTTTAAGTGGAGAAATGTTTTTGAAAGATGGATGAACTACATGGTTAAAGTTTCTGATGGATCAGGAACAGTTAACCCTCTTGATTATCAAGTTGATGTTACAGTTGCACAACTTTCAAGAGCAGACTTTGGTGGGTTTACAACCAAAGGTTCAAGCAATGGTAACACCATCAAAGTTCAGAGATACTATACTCTTCATGGAGTATTCCCAACAAGTGTTTCTCAAATTGATCTCTCTTATAACAGTGAGAATGAAATTGAAGAGTTTACTGTAGATCTTCAGGTTCAATGGTGGGAAGCAGCTGATTCTCAGAATTCAGGTCCTTCTCAAGTAATCTAAATACTTCTACAGTTTAAAATTATACAATGGCAAGACTTTTTGGTTTTTCAATTGAAGACGAAAATCAATTACCAAAGTCAGCAATCTCCCCTGTCCCCGAAAATAACGAGGACGGGGTTGATTATTATCTGACTAGTGGTTTTTATGGTCAATATGTAGATATTGAAGGAGTCTTTAGAAATGAGTATGATCTAATTAAAAGATATAGAGAAATGGCACTTCACCCTGAGTGTGATAGTGCCATTGAAAATGTTATTAATGAAGCTATTGTTAGTGACTTAAATGATTCACCTGTTGAAATTGAACTTTCAAATTTAAATGCTAGTGATTCTCTTAAGAAAATCATTAGAGATGAATTCAAGTACATCAAAGACTTGATGGATTTTGATAAAAAATCTCATGAAATTTTTAAGAATTGGTACATAGATGGAAGAATTTTATATCATAAAGTTATAGACTTGAAGAAACCAGAAGAGGGTCTTCAAGACATTAGATTTATGGATGCCTTGAAAGTTAAGTTCATTAGAAAAGAGAAAAAAGTAAATAATAATTTTGCTGGAATGTACAATTCCAGACAAGAAGCAAGTGACTTCAATGAACCAGAAATTGAAGAATACTTCTTATATTTCCCCCAAGGGCATATTCAAAAAACTGCAGCAGCAAATAAGGGAATTCCAATTGCAAAAGATGCAGTTACTTTTGTTACATCAGGTCTAGTAGATAGAAATAGACAACTTACTCTTTCATATCTACACAAAGCAATCAAAGCACTCAATCAACTTAGAATGATTGAGGATGCCCTTGTCATTTACAGACTTTCAAGAGCACCAGAAAGAAGAATTTTCTACATTGATGTTGGCAATCTCCCTAAGGTAAAGGCAGAGCAATACCTTAGAGATGTCATGAACAGGTATAGAAATAAACTTGTTTATGATGCAAATACTGGTGAAATGCGTGATGACAAAAAGTTCATGAGTATGATGGAAGATTTTTGGCTTCCAAGAAGAGAAGGTGGTAGAGGAACAGAAATTACTACTCTTCCAGGAGGACAAAATCTTGGAGAACTAACTGATGTTCAGTATTTCCAAAAGAAACTATTCAGAGCATTAAATGTTCCTGAGTCAAGAACTGCATCTGATGGCGGATTTAATCTAGGAAGATCATCAGAAATTCTTAGAGATGAACTGATGTTTGGTAAGTTTGTTGGAAGATTGAGAAAGAGATTTAGCAATGTATTCCACGATCTTCTGAAAACTCAACTTATCCTTAAAAATATCGTAACCCCAGAAGATTGGGATAAAATGAGCGATCATATTCAATATGATTATCTTTATGATGGACACTTCTCTGAACTCAAAGATACTGAGTTAATGAATGAGAGACTCAATCTTATGGTTGCAATTGAACCTTATATTGGAACTTACTATTCAAGAGATTATGTAAGAAGAAAGATCCTCAGACAAACTGATCAAGAAATTGTGGATGAAGATACTTTGATTAAAAAGGAAATTAAGGATGGTGTTTATCCTGATCCAAAACTAATGCCAGCAGTTGGTCCAGATGGTATGCCACTTGATCCAATGGCAGCAGGTAATCAAACTTTAGGAGCAAATTCAAAAGAACCAGACTTGGCAAGTGCGGATAAAGCAACTTCAATAAATGCCAAAGGCGCGGAAATATAAATAAATTTATACTCTTTGGTATTTTTATGGATTCTGCTGCTGAATTTATGGACATGATTCTTTCTGGAGGATCTCCAGAGGATGTAACTGACAAGATTAAAGAAATTCTTTATTCCAAGTCTTCAAGCATGATTGATGAATTGAAACCCGCTATTGCCCAATCAATGTTTGCTTCAGAGGAGGAATAATGGCATTAAAGATAGTACAAACTGTAGCTCCAATAACTAGTGCTGGTGCAGCTTCAACACAAAGCACCCCCATAACTTTGAGCACTGGTTTTATCAGAGTTGCTCCAGTTGGTGCTGCAGTTGCAGTTGCTATTGGAACAAATCCAACTGCAACTACTAGTGATTTTGCAGTTACTCAATATCAACCAGAAGTTTTAAAAGAAAGAATTGCAAAGCAAACTATTTCAGGAATAACTACTGGCACAACTACTGTAATTACTTTTGGAGAAAACTACGGAAATCCTTTTGTAGTTGGTGATTTTGTATCCATTGTTGGAGCATCTCCAACAGGAATTAATACAAGTCACAATCAAATAATTTCAAAAACTGATAGTAGCATTACTGTTAGTTTTAACTCTAGTGCAACTGGTCCAATTACTAGTGTTTCTGGAGCATATGTTGCAAGAAGTGTAAAAGTTGCAGCATATGGATTAGGTGGAACTGCAACTGGAGTTTATATTTCAGAAGTACAAGTATCAGGACAGTAAGATGAAACTAATCACAGAAGAAATCGAATCAGTAGAAATTATTACTGAAGAAAAAAATGGGAAACAAACCCTGTATATTCAGGGTCCATTTCTTCAAGCAGAAGTCACCAACAGAAATGGTAGATGCTACCCAATGGAAGTTCTTTCCAGAGAAGTGAATAAGTATGCTGAGAATTTCATCAAACAAGGAAGAGCATTAGGGGAACTTGGACATCCAGATGGACCAACAGTAAATCTGGATAGAGTTTCTCATATGATCACAAGTCTTAAAGCAGAAGGTAATAATTTTGTAGGTAAGGCAAAAATTCTTGATACTCCAATGGGAAACATTGCCAAGTCTCTTCTTGGAGAAGGGGTCAAACTTGGAGTTTCCTCAAGAGGGATTGGTTCTTTAATTGAGAAGAATGGTGTGAAATATATTGGTGATGACTTCATGCTTGCAACTGCTGCTGATATTGTAGCAGATCCTTCCGCACCTGATGCTTTTGTTGAAGGCATCATGGAAGGTAAGGAATGGGTATGGGATGGCG